CCCTCATCTGGCTTTCGACCCTGTTTCGCTGCACCCTTTTCCCCTCCTTTATAGTTGGCCTTATAAGGATTTTCACCTTCAAGTTCCCGGATCACAGCCTCACAGGCCGCAATAGTGATAAGGCAAAGATGTTTCGTTTCATGTCTGTATGACTCCATATTTCCATAGCGGGCGTCGCGGTACTCTTCCGGCGTCATCTTGTCTTTGCCGCGCCTTAAAATGGCGCTTTCCCTCTGATAGTTCTTCAGGGCCTCGCGCCGGAATTCCTGGCACTTGGCTATGATCTCGGCCATGTTGTCAATTATCTCGTTCGCTTTCATTAAAATAGTCTGCCTCCTTACTGTAGATCATTTCCGGATGCTGCCGGATCAGTTCCAGCAAGGCCACCTCATGCCTTGCAAGGTCAGAGAGGATCTGGCCCAGGGACCAAAACAAATACATCTGGCCGAATACAAGTATCATTAATATGATAGATATGATCGCGGTATCAATTTTCATTTTTCCTTTCCTTTCATATCAAGATATTTCTGAAGGTATACAATGGCCTTCTGGATATCCTCTCTCGGGTCCTCATGCTTCCTCATGCATCTGTAAAGGTACTTGAAGGCGTTTGCTATGCAAAAGTCTGAAGTAACATCCGGCCCCAGGGCCTCGCCCATAACCTCGATGCATTCAAATTTTTCGCCTTTGTAATATTCCGGGTGGTTTACTGCTTCAATCCTCATCGTCTCCCTCCATTTCCTTATATAACTCTGCCAGCTCCATCAGGTAACCCTCTATCTGATCCAGGGATCCAGAGGCGTAAACCTCGCGGCCGGTACCGACCAGGGCATAGATTCCGGCGTGCGACATCAGGTTCAGAGCCTCGCCGCGGTATACCTGATAGGCCTGATCAGAGAGTAACTGATAGGCGTTAACTTCCTTGAATCCTTTTCCTGCATATGGAATTGTTCCGTTCATCCTTCTGCCTCCACTAACTCAACATCTCCGGTTTCCAGCATCTCGCGCCATTCCGTATCAGCGTTTTTCTCGCAGTCCGCAACGTAATCATCTGCGGTGTAGTCCTCCGGCGCCTCGATCACGTCAATAGACAGATCGTAACTGTCTTTGTGTAAAACAACTTCATACTTCATTTTTGTTGGCTCCTTTCTTCATTCAGGCCAGTACCAGATGTCATCTTCGATCATAAAACCGGTTACATTGTCTTCATCATCGCTTGTCTCACACATAAAGATTTCTTCACGTTCTCCATGCGTGCTGTTCCACTCATAGCACATTTCCCATAATGCTTTGTTCTTATCCCAAGTGTAATCCTTCATAAGATCATTTGCCATTTTCATCATCTTGCTTATGGTTTGATCTCTTGTCATCTTTTTTACCTCCTTATTTTATGAGCATTCCTTGCCCATCTATAATATATCACAGATGCAGAAAATAAACAAGACCCGTTACCTTGCCATATTTTGACTTTTATTTGACTTAAAATTCAAAGCATGATAAAATCAAAGAAAACAGGAGGTTTTAGAATGCTGGACACTGTTTATCAGATGATCGCCGCAAACAGTCTTATCAAATTGCTGATTCTGGCTATCATCCTTGATACCATTTTAGGCACCGGCCGGGCCGTCAAAGAGCATAAGTTTAATTCTTCGGTGGGCATCGACGGCGCGATTCGAAAAGTGATGATGCTTGTATCTGTCGGCGTCCTTATGGTATCGGATGTGATCATCCATATCAACGCGGCGGCTTTTGTACCGGAAAGAGCGCTGAATATCATAGGCCTTGAAAAGGTCGGCTTATGTGAGCTTTTCGCGCTCCTTTTTGTGATCTACGAGGCCGTTTCTATCCTTAAAAATATGATGCTTTGCGGTCTGCCGGTTCCGGCAAAAGTAAGAGAGATCCTCTTAACTTTCCTCGATAACATGACTGCGGAGCTGCCGGAGGTGAAGGAACATGAGCAAAACATTTAAACAGGCTGACTATGGCTATGTTGGCGGCGTCTCAATGGCTAATGCCGGATGCGGACCGTCCGCCCTGGCTGCTATCATCTATAATAAGGATACCGGGGTAACGCCCGCGAAGGTTGCGGAGTGGCTTAGGAAAAACGGCTATTTTTCCGAAAACGGCACGACCCGGACAGGCGTTACCCGCGCACTGGCGCACTACGGTTTTCAGTCTCTATATCTCACGCCGGAGCACTCCGGCAATATTGAGTGGAAGACGGCCCTCGAAGTGATGAAGGCCACCCATGAGGGCCGGATCTGGGCTATTGCCCTTGTGGTAGGCAGGAAGAACGGCGGAAAGAGTGACTACTGGACAAGCGGCGGTCACTTCCTTGCGATCACCGACTACAAGGACGGAATGTTATACGTCCGAGATTCCGGAGCCAGGAACCGCACCGGCTATCACAGCCCGGACCTTTTAAAGGGCGATGTTAACGCCGTTTGGATCATCACGGAGGTTTATTAATGCCTGAATTTATGCCGCGTCTTACGGATGCCGGAATGCGGGGCAGTCCTTATTGGTACGACTGGAACCCGTTTTACCTTTCCGGAAACGGACTGCCAAATTGTACCTGTTACGCCTGGGGCCGAGTCTATGAGGCTACCGGGATCAGGCCGAGAGATGACTGCTTTAACGGAAACGCGCGGGACTGGTGCCGCACCAGTCAGGCTTACCGGCAGGGCATGGTCCCCATGCTGGGCGCGGTGGCGTGCTGGTGGTATGAGCCCTATGGGCACGTGGCCGTGGTAGAACAGATCTATCCTGACGGAACCGTAGTCGTTTCCGAGTCGGGCTATTCCTCACAGAAGTATTTCAAACTGGCAACAATCAGACCGGAAAACGGCTATCTTGAGGACTGGATGCCCTCCAGCGGCTACTATCTTCAGGGCTTTATTTACCCCGAGGGCGTTTCAGGAGTGGGCGCCAATTATCAATGGATCTCATTTCATGATTATGAATCGACTTCCTACCGGTCCCCGGAAATCGTCAATAACTGTTACTGCCTGGCTTCCGCCCTTCTGGTTAAGGGGTGGAGCATCAACGCGATATGCGGCCTGCTGGGAAACGCTATCTATGAGTCCTACATGGCCCCGGATATGCAGGAGGTCGGCGGTACGGGTTTCGGCATTGTCCAGTGGACGCCCCCGGAAAAGCTCACAGACTGGCTGGACGCTGAAGGCTACACCAACTGGCGGACAGACATTCAGGTGTTAGGCTATGGTGAGGCGGACCGCATCGACTGGGAGATAGACAACTACCCTCAATGGATTGCTACCGGATCATATCCTTTATCATTCCGTGAGTTTTCAACCAGCACACAGTCACCTGAGTATCTGGCAAGCGCGTTTCTCTATGATTATGAGCGCCCGGCCTCTTACGTTACGGAACCGGACAGGCGGGAGAGTGCAGCCTGGATCTATGGTATCTTTATGCAGGCCCCGCCGGGTATGCTGGTACCGACCGGCCGGGGAGAAAAGAAGGACCCGAACAAATTGACTTTATGGCAGATGATAAGGTACCACTGATTAAATAAGATAAGAAAGGAATGACTATATGATCAAGAGCAAAGATGAGATCATCCAGGCGCTGACCGCTGCCCTGGGTACCGAAGACGCTGACCTGGAGATCATCGAAAACGTGACCGACACGCTCACGGACTTTGAAACCAGAACGGCAGACAATACAAATTGGCACGAAAGATATGATGAGCTCGACGCCTCATGGCGGCAGCGCTATCATGACCGTTTCACCGGCGCTGCGGATCCTGAAGATGATAAAGTGCCGGAGGATACCGAAAAACTCACCTATGAATCATTATTTGAGGAGGAATAATATATGCCGCACAGAGTAGCAGTTTCAAGGCTTAACGCCTCTACAGTTGATATTTTAAATGTTATCAGGCAGAACGCTTCCATGGAGTATCAGGCCCTTGTGCCTCAGATCTCCCAGACACAGGATATTCCGAGAGTCGGCGAAGCGATCTTTGGAAACCCGGGCCTTGCCAACCAGTTTATTTTTGCATTGATGAACCGAATTGCCGCGGTCCGTATGAAATCCATGAATTTTAATAACCGCTTTGCTTCATTGAAGAAAGGTTATCTTGACTTTGGCGAAGTTGTAGAAGAGGTTTTTGTATCCATGGCCAAGGCCAGGGAGTTTTCAGAGGAAAAGGCGGAGGCAAGAGAGTTTAAGCGCACCCTTCCGGATGTCAGGAGCGCTTTCCATATTATCAATTGGCAGGTTCAGTATCCGCTGACCATTGAGCAGCAGAGATTAAGGCAGGCCTTTCTCACTCCGGACGGCATCACAGACTTTATCGCAAAGCTGATCCAGTCTGTTTATACCGCCGCTGATTATGACGAGTTTCTCCTGTTTAAGTATCTCATGATCAAGGGAATCGCTCACGGCGAGATGTACCCTGTCAGTGTTGATACAACAGATATCAAAAATGCGGCCGTGGCTTTCCGCGGTACTTCAAACCTGCTTGAATTTCCGGCAAAGACCTACAACAGGGCAGCTGTGACCACAGCGACCGAAAAGACCGATCAGTATATCTTTATGGATGCGCGCTTTAACGCCCAGTACGACGTTAACGTTCTGGCCGCTGCCTTTAACATGGACAAGGCCGACTTTATGGGCCGCCTTATCCTGGTCGATGACTGGACCAGCTTTGACAACGAGCGCTTTGACGTGATCCGCGCCAACTCGACTCAGATCGAGGAAGTCTCGGCCTCAGAGCTTCAGCTCATGAACGGCGTAGTTGCAGTGCTGGCCGATCAGGAATATTTCCAGGTATACGATAACCTTTTTGAGATGAGCGACACCAAAGTATCATCCGGCCTGTACTGGAACTATTTCCTCAACGTATGGAAGACAGTTTCAACCAGTCCGTTTAGTAACGCTGTTGTATTTGCTTCAAACGTTACTAACCTTGTACCCAACACCTTCACTGCGAACGTGGCCTCTGTCTCTGTATCTGATGAGGCAACGATCTACACACTGGAAGTAGAACCCGCTACCGGCTTTGCGTCAATGGCTGTTAACTTCATCCAGGATCAGGCCGCAACCGCTGCCGGCGTGGCTGTTGTTAAGGCCGGCGCTTATATCTTCCGTGGCGGCGAAGACATTAACCTGGTACCGGTCGCGCAGATCGGAAACGCAACGTATACCGGTACGGCAATTACAGAAGATGTCGTTGCCGGTGATACAATCACCTTTACAAAGCAGCAGTAAAAGTTTTCCCTCCCTGGCCCCCTTAACCGGGGAGGGTCTTTTTTTAGCGAGGTTTTGATATGGAAATTTTAAACAATACGGTGATCATTCAGGCTGAAATTGACATGGAAACGATGGCCATGACCTTAAAAATTCCTGGCAAGATGCTGTTTGATCTTTACAGCAACGGCAAAAGATGCATCGTCAGACTTCCATTTGATACGGATGAAAATACTCAGATCTATGAGTTTAACATCATATTTGCGTCAAAGATATACGGGGGCAAGCATGGAGACCAGCTCATTTATAATTTTCTGGCAACGTTTTACATGGACGGAAATACACAAACTTTAAATTTTGAAAGTGGTCCAGAAAACGAACCTGTGTCCTTTTCCTGAAGGTTAAAGGAGGTGATCTCATGTCGCTTATCACACCTAACAGCACGATCAGCCTTTTAAATAACGTGCCCCTGGACTCGCGGTATTTGGATACTTTTTCATGGGAAAATATAGGCGCGCAGGAGACTTATTTTAGTGGTCACGTTAAAAGGTCCTTCACCGCGCAGACCTATGCGAGGCATGAGCGGGGGACGCTCCGTGTCCAGTGTAAGGCCGATGATGTTTATGATTGTAATTATATGATGTTTCAAAATACGGACTTTGGCGCCAAGTGGTTTTACGCGTTTATTGAAAATGTAGAGTATATCAATAACTCAGTGGCCGAGATCCGTTTTAAGATCGATCCAGTGCAGACATGGTACTTCGAAACGTCCTTCGCGCCCTGTTTTG